AAGTCTTTGTTTCTAGTGGGTCATTTTCTTGATACAACAAGCTATCCCATTCAGTTTGATATCCTTCTTCAGTTGCAGCTTCTTCCTGCATCTCTCCGGATACAAAATCAATGACTCTTTCAGGGACTGTAATAAGGTTAGCAGCAGCGTCTCTTGCACCAGCTATTGGAGCTTTAACTGTGTCGGTGATGTAGTCACCTAAGTTTGCTTTTTCTTCTGGTTTGTTAGCTTCAGCTCTAGCTTCGTCTTCCTGTGCTTCTTGTTCTCTTGATGCAGCGCGTTCTTGCTCTGCTTCTTGCATGTTGATTACTGCCTCGGCAGTTTCCTCTTCGGATAACCCTGTGCCAGATATGCCTATCTCAACAGTTGGGTCAAATTCTTCATTCATAGTTACCACGGTAATTATTGCCAAATGTAAGGCAAGTAAACCGCAGTTACTCGTCCTTTATCATTAGGGCTTTTTTGTTATAAATGGATGTTTTAGCGTTTTGATCTCCTGCTCCTTCTGATAAGAGTCTTGCTCTTGTTATACGTCCGCGAGTAGGGAATTTATAAATTAAATTTAAAATTTCTTGATTATACTTTTCTTCTTGTTTATCTATTTTAGCATCTGGTACTAAGAATCTAACTTGAGCATTAGCTAAATCTATAGGATTAACTCCTATTCTCATTGCTAAGTCTCTGTAGTAACTAGGTATTCCTTTTGCTTGTCTAAGAGTACTACCATGCCAAGCAACTAATGCTTTATCTATTTCCTGATTAGTTGTAATTTTCTGGGTTTTCCATTTGCCACTACTTGACTCTTGCATTGAACCTATCATCATACGGTGATAAGTTTCATCTCCATCATCTGAAAAATCAGTCTGCATATATAACTTTAATGTTTGAGGATTTTGTATTGCTCTTTGTACTGCATTTAATCCAGCCTCCATAGCTTGTTCTGGAGTAGATACAACCTGTCCATTACGTATATAAGTATTTTTATATGTTTTGTTAAATAGTTCTGTTAGATTTTCATTGAGCCTTAACCATTGTGGAGACTTAATATCATTCTCTCCAAATGTAGATTCTGTGCCTTCGTTAGTGTAAGACTTAATAAATTCACCAGCTCTTTTATGATCGTCAGTTCCGGGTACAGTAGCTCCAGCAGTAATAAGTTTATCTTTATACTTGTTATAGATTGCTGTGCTTACATTAGCTAATTCAAAATCATATACACCACCTTGGTAACGTATAGATTCTTGAATCATATTTTCAGCTTCAGAATCATCTATATGTCCAGCTAAAGCTCCTGATAATTCAGAAGGAACATAACCATACTTTTCTTTATAAATACCCATCATTTGAATTTTTTGGTCATTTGATAAAGTACCTAAAGATCTAATAGTTTCTACATCAGCTACTATACTAGCTTCTTTTTCTTCCTCTCTAGCGTTTACACCTAACTTAGCTGCATCAGCTAGTTCACCGGGTAAACCTTCCCACTCTTTCCAAGAACCCATAGTCTTAGTAGAACCATCACGAGCTGTTATTTCGTGATTAACTATAGACATAGCTTCTGGGTAAGATATTTTATTATTACTAACAAGGTCTATTAAATTTTCTTTAAAAGCTATTCTACCAGCTTGTATAGATACTTGATTTCTAGCAGCATATCTAGCAGCCCAGTCATGTGCAAGTTGATGTCCATCTTCTGGGTTAGCAGTAGCAAATCCTACCTCTATCATTTTAGAGTCAGATTCTTTTACTTGTATTTGATAAGCAGTTTCTCTTTTTACAGCTTGTTCTTTTCTTCTTTTGTCGTCAAATTTGTCTATTTCTGGTTTGACTACAGTAGCTATAAGAGCCGGATTTAATCCTGCAAATTGTTTAGCATACTCAAATTTAATTTTAGTATCTAAAGCTGCCTGTTCTGCTGGAGATAAATTATCCATATGACCAACAGAAACTGGTTGACCATTCCTAATAACATCTATCTTTGTAGTTTCATAGGCATCATAAACATATTTGTCATAACCTTTAGCCTTTTGTAAAGCATATTGTTCTGCAACCATATACTTTTCCCAACCAGCCATGTTACGAAATTCTTGAGCGGTGATACTGTCACCGGTTTCAGCTTCGTATTTAGATGCAAATTCTTGAGTAGCTATATCATCGTCAAACAACTGTGATCTTTCTCCTCTAAACCTTGCTTCAAGTTCTGGACTTACACCTCTAGTCAGAATATCTAAAGATATTTCTGCTTCTCTATCTGCTCTGTGTTTTTCTTGTCTTTTTTTAATAACGTCGCCAATAGTTGAAGAAAGGTTAGATAAACCTTCCCACATTTTTGCATCATTTCTTAGCTTTTCTTCACCTTGTTGTTTTAATTGTTGAAAATATCTTTCTTCATTCTGTTGTATTTCTCTGTCAGATTTTTCCTGTTCGGGAATGATGTCCACGATTTCTTCAGGGGTAACTGACTGACCCGTAATATTATATTGTGGAATCATAGTTAATAACTCTGAAATGATCTAATCTGATGACCAAATGTAGGGTCTGTAACGTAACCATAGTTCTGTCCCATTGACATTCCAGTACCAGAAGGACCAGATTTAGGGGTTCCTAAACCGTCACCTTTACCAGACATACCACCTAATCCTTCACCTAGTGCATTTGCCATACCCATCATCAATACAAGACCCGGGCTTTCCATTTGTGGAGGTGGTGGTGCAAAGTCTTGGATTGGTTGAATAGCAACTTTACTAAATGATCTATTAAGCTGTGTTTTAAGTTGTCTGTTAACGTCTGCCATAGCTTCTTTACCTTGGTACCGAGCTGAAGCTAAACCTCTTGATCTCATAGCTTGAGAAATACCAAAGTTACCGCTATTCTGAACTAACTGTCTAGCTAACGATTTACCTCGTATACCTCGCTCTGCTGCTTGCGCTTCAATCATTCCTTCATTAGATAACATCTTTTTGAAGTCCTCTTGGTTTTCTAAGATAGCTAGAGATCTGGCATTATTTAATTGTATTTGTGTTCTAGTATATGCACGTTGAGCTGCAATGTTTGCTAGATCTACCTCTTGTTCAAATTGAACTTTCTTAGTTGCATAAGTAGTTCGTGTTTGCATCCACTTACGTTCTCTAACTTTAAGTTGATGCGCGTACATTCTACGCTTATGTTTATTGTTCGCGGACGCTTGAGCTGCTCCGCCTACTGCGGATACTGCTGGTCCTATCGCTGCTGGACTGCACACGGCAAAATTCTATAAAGGATAAATTGTTTGGTCCGTAGGGAAATCTCCTAAGAAATTTAAAACCTAAAAACCTAAGTAACTTAATATGGACTTTGTTTCTTTCGTCAACAAAATTCCACAGTAACTTGTCTTCTCTTGAGTTCACATATCGTTTAGCTTCTCTAGCAAACGTATGAGGAAATTTTAAAATAGCTGGTGTACATAGCATCCAGATTTGTCCACCTGTGTAGACGCCTGCAATGCCACATATCTCATTATCTGGGTTAGTAAAATAAACTGACTCAGAGTTATGTACTCCGACAACCAGAGCATTTAAAGGGTCATGTCCATGACCTTCTTTAACTTCCCGATAATCATCAGGGAGCAAGTTAGAAGCTACACGTAGTGCAGCCTCTACTGTTGCTGGGTGAATGTGTTTACTCATTTAGTGCATGTTTTAATTTATCTATGGTATCTTGCATCCAAGATTCCCATGGATTACCTAAGGGTAGTTTCATACCTTTATACATACGGTTCTTTTTTAACCACTGTATGTATATACGTACTTCTTGTTCGGTAAGGGTGATGTTATACACGTTGATAAAAATTGTTATTCAGTACTCCTTCCCACGTAAGTGTATGTAGGTTTGCAGGAGCTGGGTGTGTTGATTTAATTGTTAAACTTGCGTTTATATTTCTGTCATATATAGGAACAGTCCTTAAATTATTATCATCAAATATTCCTGTAGTGTTTGCTAATATTTGGTTAGCTGGAGTTACTTCAAATAATTCTGTATAGTCTGCTCTACCTAATCTAGTTAATGTAGTTTCGTATATACCTATTGGTCCAAAGCCAAGTTTAACTCTATGTAAAATAGTGTTAGATCTAGTATCAGCTCTGAAATTTTGACCACTTTGAATTACATAATACAATGTAGGTATGGTAATTGACATAGTATATAGATAACCTATATAAAAATCTTGTCCTGTCCAATCTCCGGGTATTTCTAAATTACTACCATTAACTGTTACTTCTGCATAGTTACCAATCGTTAATGCTGGGTTAGCAGGGTCGTCTATGTCATATGCTGCTATCTGTCCTACACCATTTAAACCACTTGGTTTTGGGAATGTAGTTTTACCACCACTATAAGCACTAGCTGCTAGAGATGATACTGGCATTAAGTAATCTAAATGTACTCTGTTATCATTTAAGGCTACAGTATTGGCATCCATTCTTATACCAAATTTTAATAACTCACGAGAACTGCCATTCTGCATAACTACAAACAATGCGTCATCTTGCATACAATGATATTTAATTGTACCCGGTAAAGTCCATTTAAACCATGAAGCTAATTTTCTTTCAGTAATTTGATCGAAATACTTGTACCCATATAAGGTCGATTTGTCGTCTTCACTAAATAATATAAGTGAGTTTTCTCTAGAGTTACTTATTAATTTTAAATCACTTTCAAACAACCTAGATACAACAGCACTTTGTTCAATTACGTTTGGTTCACCTTCTCTTTGTACCTGTGCCATTTCAAAAAATCTAGAATGCTTACCAGCATTGTCTAAGAACCCGACAGTAGTACCAAGAGAGATAGGATTTGTAGAAGAGTTAAAGTTGTAAGTAGAAAGAGCATTAATCTTAGCGGTGGTTGGACTAAACACGTCACTATCTGTAGTGAGCATGAATTGTTGATTTTTACTAAATAATACTAAACCAGTGTTTACCTGTATCCCATCATATAAAATAGCTGGATACTCTGAACTAGCTGCTATATCAATAGGGTCACTAGCAATGAGTTGTATAGCTGATTTTGCAAAGAAATTAGTAAAGTCTCCGGGACGAGACATAACTATGTATTCATCAGAAAGTAAAGCAAGTCTATTTCTAAAGAACAACATTTGAGTTATAGCATGGTCAATAAAAGAAGGTTCTGGATTAGTTACGTCATCACCTACTATAGCGTTGTCCCATTGTGGAACTGAATAGCTTTTACCAGCAATAGTATAGTTACCACCTTTTTGTTCTGTAAGTCTAAAATTACCGTCAGCAGTTCTAATAAGAATTACTGGCATAGTGGTGTTATTAAACTTTATAGCTCTACCCGGCTTAGCACATTCTTCCCATGTACCCTCACCATCTTTATCATTATTACCAAAAAATTTAACAAAGTGATTGTCTTGGTCAGCTTCACTATTAACTACCTCTACAACCATGCCGTGCTTGCACTGAGTGGGTAAATCACCTACATCGTTAACTTTACCAGCAACTACATTTAACAGCTCTCCTACGGGCGTAGAAGCGTTAAATACGCTAGTTCTCTTTACATGTAGTCCAGTACCAATCTGTGTAATAGTAAATCCATTACCTGTATTAGTATCGTTTCCAGTAAGTTCTTTTCTTATATCACCAAGAATACTCTCAGCAGTGATAGTTGTTTCTGTGTCAAATGGTGTAGGTTGTGGTCTAACAAGAGCTAAGTTAGCTTGTACAATAGATTCACTAGATTCTTCTATAGTAACCTTGTAATAGGCATCTGCCATAAATACATAGAAATAATCTCCCTCTAACCAACCTTCACCACCATGCAATAGATCGTAAGTTGTAGTATATCTAGCCTGATAAACAGTTGTTTGATTACTACCAGAACCTTCTGTATATGGTACTGATTGACCAGTTGTAGCTATACGAAAATATAAGTTTTTTCTGTTTTGTTGACTGCCTTGGTTAGCAGCATTAAAAACGTTAACTTGATAGCTAAAGTTTGTATTTGTAATACTACCATCAGCTTTTTCACCACCAGTAGCACCTTCATCAACTAAAGTCTTATTACTATCTATTGAAAAAATACGTGTAGCTACGTTAGGTGCAAAGGCATCTCTACCATCACCAGCTTCAGTTCCACATCTAGCATTATTACCGTCACCTCTATTTGCATGATCTCTCATGTGAAATGTATTATCACAATAGTTGTTACTAGAGTTGACCAAAGTTACGTTAATACGTGTAGCTGTGTGAACTGATTGAGTAGCATTGTTATCAAATACATTTACTGAATATTGTTTTGCATAAGATAAGGATTTTAATTCAATAAATATTTCTTTTAAATAATCTCCTACAGGTTCTAAGTCAGATGTACCTCTTAACATTTCTGTATTGACATTCCTATTAGTTATATAGGTAAAGTCATTCAGAGTTAAGGTTTGAATCATATCATCTGCTGAATGTTTTAGATATTTAGTACCTGTTGTACCATCTACATATGTGTATAAATCATTTGATGCTCTTGTAGCAGTATCGTCTACTACAGTAACCGGTGCGCCTGCCTGATGTATAACATTGCCTAGTGAATCTTTAACATCCACACATGCCCACATTTTAACAGTACCGTCTTGTTGTACTTGACCTACGTACTGCTCAGTTTCATCTCTGTAATAGTGAAACCATTTACCGGTAGCTGTGGAACCAGTTAATGTTGACACAAACTTACCAGCCGGTCTCTTTAACAATCCTTGTGTAATGTCTGGAATTGCATTGTTCATATCTTTAACCTGACCGGGTATTTTTTGCTCATCAGGTTGTTGAGATATACCAGCATTCAGACTATGTATAGTTTGTGTTATGTTTGCCATTATCTAATTAATGCTTTGTAAGGTTGGTATGCTCTGTATTTACTTTCAGCCGGCCAGCCCATGAAGTTGTAATCTCCTTGTTCTGTCTCGTAGTTTAAAGCATTTGCTTTAGCTTGTTCTTCCTCTACTTGTAATAATTTAACTAAGTCAGCATTAGATACAAGTTGTGTAGCTGCTCTCATAGAAGCTCTGGCTATTATGTATCTTTGTATAGCTGGAGGTACATCTTCAAAATTATAAAGAGTTATAATATCAAAATAATAATCTTTAGTAAACACATCTGTTTGATGTACTAAGTCATATAATTTTCCATTTATCTTTGTGACATCTGTATCACGATCTATTTGACCATCACTAATATCATAAAGTATAGAGTTTTGAGGTACCACATAGTTACCTTGAGCATCAGGTTTTTGTTTTACCCTGTGCTGTGTATTAAAATGCCAGCCAGAAGTCTGTACATCTCTATTAACTT